ATAGCGAACGCAGCGGCTAGGCCGATAGCACCAACTGCGAATTGCTTGAACGTACTAACAAGCTGTTGTAGATTTGGTGCTAATAATGTCAAGCCGTAAATAGCAAGTGCTAAACCGGCCATAATAGCGACAATACCGCTTAGACCCTGATTGAATTCAGCAGGATCCATGGCACCAAGCTCTCGAAGCATTTCGATCATTACAAACATCGTTGCGATAAGGGCGATTGGTACTAATAAAGATTTCGGAGATATATTTCCAAATCTGTCAAACGCCATTGCTAATGCAATAAGCGATAAAACAGCACCCATGGCCAAAGCGATTCCTTTAGAAACAACATTCTCCGGAATCCATCCAAGCCACGCGATTTCAGTCATCAACACGCCAAGTACGATGACAAATTCAATGGGAGCTATAATCATTGCCGCCGACAATTTAATTCTTGAGAACATGTCTGCCATGATTCCCAGGGCACCAGCTGCCGCTATAGCAACCAGGGCACCAGCTATAGCATCATCGATCGTTACTATCTTTCCGAGCAATGCAATTTCCAGCGACAGCAAACCTACAGCTACAGTAAACGCAATAAGACTTGCTATCGCCATGGGTGAGACTTTTACGTCTTTCATCATCTGAGCATAACCAGCGCTGAGTTGACTAACAAATACAAGAGTACCCATCGCGATTAAGAAGCCCGTAGCAACATCACCGTATTTAGCTACAATTCCAATCAAAGCAATAGCTAGTGCCAGAATTAAAACAGCTCTAGCCAAACTCACAGGAACAAGAGAATTAGCGAGCGCCATCTTAGCGTCGCCTGACATATGGTTCATAATACCTGCAGCACCGGCAAGAGCTGTTAAACATAAAGCGGCTCTTGCACCACCGGCCTTGATCAATTCTTCAGGAATCAAACCTAAAGCAACAATATCAAGCGCGAGTATAAATAACGCGGTCGTCAATGTTAAAGGAACAAGAGCGTTCGCTATATTAGTTGGAACGATTCTAAGAAATAGTAACGCTATTTCAAAGAACACGATTATTCCGTTCATCCTTTCAATCGAACGGTCGAACAAAGCCTGAGGTATTGCGCCGATAGCAATTATATCAATAGCCAGAATAAATATAGCTGCAACAAAGGTTAACGGAGCTAATATGTCTCCGAAACCAAAATGGAATGATGAGAATATATGAGTCAACCGCAAAGCAGCGGCTAAGCCGATCATAACTGCGATTGCTCTTGATACGCCTTGATCAACTTTCTCTTTTGGTATTGTTCCGAGAGCGGCAACAGCCAACGCAAGTAAATCTACTGCAATCGCAAAAGAGATCGGCCCAAAAAGGTCTGGGATGTTTGTTTCCAACCCTCGGAACGCTTGAATAGCGATGCCAAGCACAACAGCTAAAAAGCCTACAACAGATCCGGCATATACCAGTTCGTCCATTGTAAAGTCTTTTAACTTGTGCATAGCGCTAGCCATAATCCAGATAGCAGCAGCAAAGCTGACTACCGCACCAGCAGCACCTTCGACATCACCTCCAAACTTACTGTTAACAAAACCTATAACAGCATACATACCAGCAAGACATGCTGATAATTCGGCAAACAAGTCAAATACTTGACCCCATTTATCACTAGGTATCTTCGACAGAACCCACATAGAAGCCGTTAAAATACCAACCGCTATAGCGATTTTAAGAATCATACTGGCTTTGAGGTTCGTTTTAATCTGTTTGAAAACATCTGTAATAGACGTGGATATCATTGTGATACCACCAGACAGACTTGTACCTATGCTACTAAACGCTGTAGCAATTCCTCTGAAACTATCACCGATACCCTTAAACGCATCAGCCACACCAGCAAACGAATCCGCAATATTCTTTATAGCTTTCGTCGCTGCCATTACCATAAGAATGCCTTGAATCCTGGATAACCACATGTATACGGTATCCGGATCGAGATTCTTAATAGCCTTACCAATTTCCTCAAATACGATCTTAATCTTTTCAGGTCCAGGAAGGTTGTAGGTCTCCTGTAAACTCTTTATAAAGTCTTTTACTTTATCAACCCACGGATCGACAAACTGCTGCTTAACTTTCTCGACAGCTTCTTTAAATTTGTCCAGTCCAGCAAAACTAAAATCACCAGACGCGGCTGCTGCAAGATTAGAAGTGTTAGTTGCGGCCGATTCAATATCAGGAACCAGACCTTTCAACTTGTCCATTACGCTAACAAAGTTGTCAAAACCAGGCATTTTGAAATTCGATGCTATTACGTCAAACAACGATTTCAAGAACGTCGTAACAGACTCGATCGACGGACCGTTTTCAACAAGAGTATTAACGAATGTAACGATGGCATCGAAAGCTGGAAGTGCAATGTTGTTTCCGATAAAGCCGAACAGATTCTGCAAAGCAGTTGTAACACTTTCCACAGACGGCAGATGCGACTTGATTATACTAAACAGATTAACAAGTTTATCAACGATCGGAATTCCATAGTTAACTTTTACTTTATCGATAAAAGCGCTGATAGATTTAAACGCTTTATTAAAGTCAAATTTAGAAAGTTTGTTGGTAATAGTCGTTATAGCCTTGGAAAGACCGGAGGCCAAAAGATCAACGATCTTCTGAAGAGATGTTAACAGTCCAGATGTGTTGGGAAGATTGAACTTTTTCCCGCTAAAGAAACTTGTGATTTTCTCAAGAGCGGGTCCGAGAACTTTATCGCCGACCACGTCTTTCAGCGCAGTAAGTGCCTTTACAAGGGATTCGATTCCCGGCATTTTCACTCCGACGGATGCCGCTTTCTGTATTCCGTTGAGAAATTCTGATATTTTGCCGAGTCTATCAGACAGGAATGTGATGATCTTCATAAGAATGTTCTGTTTTCCTACGAAGTTCGCAATACCACCAACAATACCGGCAATAATCGATACTACCTTACCGCCAGCCCCAACAATAGCGTTGAGAACAAAACCAACGATACTAAATATCTTATTAAATATCTCGCCTTCACGAACAGCATTAGCGAGTCCGAATACAAAGTCACCGATACTAGCAGTAACACTAAGAATTAAATCGAGAATAGACGATGTTACCTTGATGATTACGGGTCCGTATGTTCCGATTTTGGCTGTTGCAAAATCTAAGACAAGGCGAACAACTGAGAAAAGTCCTCTGAACGTCCGTCTAAATTTATCGGCGGTTTCATCACTCATCATGAGTGTTTTGGACAGATTATTAAGTTTAACAAGAAAACCCATAATCTGAACCGAAAGAACAGGAGGAAATACTTCTTTAAATGCGTCTTTAGCAGCACCTGCGATCTTTCCAAAATTAGAAAGAAGATTGGACGCTGATTCTAAAATGAGTTTAACGCCGTAGAAGGGATCTTTGGCATTCTCAAGCAATTTGTTTAGAGGAGTACCAGTCTCCTTTGCGACTTTTGATAATTCTCTAAGCCCTTGGATCTGCTCCTCAGTATATCCTTTAGACTCGAGCTGTTTATCACTAAGTTTTGTTAAAGCTTCAGTGTTGCCCATTTCGGCGTCGATGGCATCAAGCATGGCTTCTGTGAAATTCCACGTTCCACCAGCTGCTTCATGGACCTTGTCCACATAATCCTGAACAGCTTTTGCGTCAAAACCAGCTTCAGTCAGTTTTGTGATTCGTTCAGCACCATCACCATAATCGCCTCGGATTGTGGCAAGAGCAGCTTCGCGAACACCGCTCATATTCTTTACAACTTCTTCAGTTTCCTCTTTACCAAAAGTTCTATTCAGAGCCTCTTTAAACAAATCGATGGTAAGCCAGCCGTTTTTAAGTGTGTCGAAGAATTTACCATCTGCGGCGATCATTTTATCTATCGACACACCATGATCTTTAGCCGTATCATAAAGAGTTTGTTCAAGAGCTGAGAGTTGTTTTTCGGTTAATCCGAGACCCTCGATCACATCTTTTGTGATGAAATAAAACGGTGACAGACCGTTTGCTGCTGAAATAACACCTTTGTTAAAACTTTTAAAGAAGTCGTTAACCGGGATATTCTTTATCTTACTTTCTAACTCAGAAAGACCTCTGATAACTACGCCATCAAACAGCTTCGCAAGGGGGTCAACGTTATCTCTGACCTCGGCGAGTTTATCCTTGATGGTGTTGAAGAAACTAACAAGCGGCCCTTCCTGCTGCACCAAAGGAGTAACAAATTTCTCACCAATCTGAGAAAACCTTGCGTTAACGTTGCTGAGAACGCCTGTAAGAGTTTTATTAGCGTCTTTTGCGTGTTCGCCGAATGTTTCAGACATGGCACTGGCAAACATATCAAACGAGATTTTACCCTTGGACGTCCATTCACGGATTTCACCTTCAGTAATCTGCAGACCTTTAGTTAATTCTTTAATGGAGCTGCTTACAGCTTCGTTAGCTTTGGCCGATCCTGCGTTTACATCATTGAAATACTTAGCAAGGATGGCTGCCGCATTAAGACCTCTACTAGACAGCTGAAGTAATTCGTCACCCATAAGTCTGCCTTTACCGGCAACCTGAGTGAATATTGTAGAAATAGCTGAATACTCGGAGTTTGTTGTAGCAGCAACACCCGCGACACCAGCCAAAGTTCTAGTCATCTGCTCGCCAGCTTTAACACCTGATGTAGCAAACTGTGCTGCTGCCATGGCGGCCTGATCGTAACCATAAGCAGTGTCTGTAACCGAGTCTTTAGCATTATTCATGATTTCTTCGATATCAGAAGAATCCTCTACAAGACCCTGCAAGAGAAATCGAGCCTGCTCAACATTCATAGCTCGACGTTTACCGCCCTCGACGATTTTTCCTGTCACGGTATTAACAGCACCGAGCAATTTGCCTCGTATAGCTCTGGTAAGATCGACAATATTTGTCATACCGACAATTCCCATAAGAGAGAACCGTTTCGTCAGTTGATCTATACCGCTGGAGATTTTGTCCAAGTGAAAGTTATCAGCAGCCTTTGCTACTTCATCGAAAGACGCCTCGCATCCTTTGAAATTCAGTGCTTCTTTAAGTTTTCTTAACGTCCCGATAGACTGCTCTACCCTCTGTTCGAAGCTGTCATTTTTAAACGTTAATTCGGTACTTATTCGACCTACTCGTTCTTCAACAGGTGCGCTCACTTAGTCACCTCCTTCCACGCGTCAGCTAAAATTTTGTCAAAAAGAGGCTGGAGAGCGGGGTTGATATAATCTCGCCCTTCTACCCAGCCGCCATTTCGAGTTCCGTGTCCGTACTGCAGAATAATCGCAATCGGAACACCCTTATTTACATTCTTATTACAAAAACTTATAACAACGGAATCCGGTTTCTGATCGATCTCGTAATACCAAGAGGATGCCGTCAAGCCTGTATCATATGGCGTTGCAGCAGATAACGCTTCAACTCCCTTTCTTCCGAATTTATTCAAATCCATCAGCATCAAACCGCGTTTGAACTTGTTGAGAAATCCATCGACTTGCATAAAGTCTCCGGAGGTTTTCCACTGCATTAACATCGCATTATCCTCTTGTGTTGTATTTCTTTCGTCTAGCAGCATTAAGTGCTCTTCGCTGAGCAGCCATGTTAGAAGTAGGTACTTTCTTTCCTTTATCCGGGTTATTCTTCTCAGCACACACTCGTAAGAGGGTCATCAGTTTATTCAAATGCCAGTGTTGATAGCTTTCAGGCAAGTTATACACAGACATCCAGTAATAAATAATCTCCGCTGTTATAATTTCCTTTTTTCCGCTGCGTTTTCCATGATCGCTAAACCATGTTGCTGTGGCTTTGTCTCCGATATATTCAGAAATCTCTTTTGCGTTTTCCGTTGTCAGATAATTGAAAACTGCAGGATCAACATCTTTTGTAAGACACATACACCTTACATAATCGATGTTCTGTTCTGCGGTCTTTTCTTTCCGATCATCATGAAACGGAATGTGCCATTTTGACTCCCATTTTGAAACTGAGTACAAACTGTGTTCCAGCTCAATATCACAGCCCTTAACAGTGATGAACCGTTCTTCTATGGGATTCCAGTATTCCTGATCAGGTATTCGAAGGGGTAACAAAATTCATCACCTGCCCCTGTTTCTTTGTAGCTTCGGCGATCCTGGCGTCGATGTCTACAGCATCCACACTCTTTTTCACGGATGCAACGATGCCGTTCACGAAATCTGCAAACGTCTCGGGGTTGTTGACAAACTCCCACATCATGATCGAGTAAGCCTCGGAATCACGAAAAGCTTTCAGGTGCTTGGGATCTTTGTCGAAACCACCGTCGGGTGTCTTCACGCCGTAAGAATCCTTGATAAACTGCTCGATCGCGACATACGCCTCCCGCATACGCTGCTCGTTCACGAGTTTCTTAATGCGATCAAACCAGCCCTCTTCACCTTTCATCTCCAGATCGATGAGATCCGCTCGAGACATGTTGAACCAGTATGTACCGATTTTTTCTACGCCGTTATAATCTACATATTTAATTGTTTTGCTAATCATGTGATATCTCCTCTCTGGTTTAAAATAAAAGGCTACTCAGATTTTGTCCAAGTAGCCTGTAAGTTATGTCGTTTTTATTATATGACCTTCATCGTCTATAACAGCATCATCATAGCTGTCGATCAGCTCGTCTGGTTTTCAGGTGGCGTCAAGAATAGCCTTGATGGCGTCGAAGGTGGGCAGGGAAGCATCGGTGCCGCCAGTACCGCCCTCACCCGTACCGGCTGTTCCATACAGAAGAGTCTCGATCTGGGTCAGTTTTGCATCCGGAACCTTTGTGGAATCCAGAACCATTGAAGCTGTAGGCTGGAAGCCGGTAGCAGCAACGGGAAGAGTAGTAACAGACCAAGAGAAGGTCTTCTGTTCAGGACTGTCGTTGATTGTGGAGTTGCTGTCTTCGGAAGCGCCCGCGACGCAATCCCAGAAGATGTGGATCTTATAACCGTGTTCTGTACCGACAGTGTCGTTGCCTATCATAGTACGATATGCCAGGCCGAAATGCTTGTGGTTCTGCTGCTTGATCACAGCGCCAGTGCCGACGGTCGCTTCGCCAATGCACTCCGCATATTCATCAGGATAGGTAAACGCTTCGATCGTCAGAGCGTCTTCCTCGGGCGACATCAGAACGCCGTATACGATATTGTCTGCATAAATCTTTGTGGGCTCCGCGCCAGACGGAGACTCGTTGATCGCGGTGATACCACTCCAGGCAACGCCGGCTGCGTATCCGCCCTGATCGTTCATAGGAAACAGAACGGTGCGATCTACACCTGTCTCCCACAGTTTTTCTCCAACTTTGTCCCATACAAGTTTAGGCTTATTGTTAGGCATAGTTTTTCTCCTTATACAAATAGTGTAAATACATCGTGGTTCAAATTATCCGCAACATAGTGACGATCAAATACAATTCGTGGTATTTGCGAAATCAGTTCGACGATTGCGCTATCTGGATCTCTGTCAATAACCGTTATCATATATGACACGTCCTGCTTGTATACGATATTATCGGCCGATGTGTTTGCTATTTCGTTTCGACTATATCTTATAGCCGGATACTTCATCTTTACAGACTCTGGAGGCTGGAAATATACATTACGAGAGCCAAGAATCTGGCAGAGAAGCTCGTGTAGTTCAAGACGGTCGTTAACCATCTTCCCCATTGTATACACCTCCTAAAGTGATTATTAGCCTTGGATACTGCGGTTCTACCGAGGTTGCTTTCCATCTAGCGCCCATGTATTCCGCGTATTTAAGCTGATGAAAGTTCTGATATGCAAAGGGGTCGGCCACGATGCTGAGCGTCATGTTTATTTTCAGATCGTCGTTGACTTTTCCACCATCTTCTAAACGGCGTGAGTTCCTTACGATATCACCATAATATTCTCTCTCTGTAATCTGCACTTCGTTGACTCCAGGTCGAGTTTCCTCAGTTACACCGTAGCCGATTTTTCCAAAATATTTACTCATTTTGAAATCCCCTTTGATTTACATTAAATCTCGGGTTCGGCGGTGCTGTCCCTAATGAAAGAGTCGGTACTCATAACGCCCCACTCACCTTCGACAACACCAAGAACATTACCATTGTCGGTAGAACTAACTGACGGAAGCTCAACCGGTGCGTCAATAACAGCCCACTCACCATTGGCAACGCCAAGGATTTTGCCGTTATCAGAAGCACTCACATCAGGAAGCTCAAGAACGTTGATCACGATACTTCCTTCTTCTACAGCTGCCTGAAAAGATTCTGCAATCTGAAACAGAAGGGCCTTCTCTGTCTTTGCGTTAGTAGTCTGGCCAAACGCAGTAAGAATAGCCTTCAGGGCATCTTTCTTTGTTGTGTTAGACATAGGATCACCTCCTTATCAGCTTCCGGTTACGGGCTCCTCGATTGCGATCGCGGAATATACTTTGGTCAGAGCGCCGGAGCAGCGAGTTTCCAGAAGACTCTTCTGCATGTTGAAGTCGATGTCGAACTGAGTGAAGTGAGTGATCTCACCACCCTTGGTAGCACCAAGAGAGTAGTCAGCCATATTGACGATCAGACCAAGGAGCTTGTGCTGTGCATTCTTGCTGTCAGTACGGACACGATCTGCAAACTGCTCTGCAGTAACGATGCTGCCAACGTTGAGAGCGGATGCCAGTTCAGCCTTGGAGGCGAAGATGCGGCGGCCGTTGCGATCACGAGACAGAAGCATGACATTCAGCATATGAGGAGTCATGTAGAAATCGGGAGTACCAGATCCTTTGAATTTCTCACGGGCATACAGGCACTGCTCGATCAGGCCTTCTGCGTAGACATAGTTGTCGCCGAAGAAGCTGCCGGTCTCGGTACCCTGCAGTCTTGTACGAGCGTCTGCGATATCGAAATCGTGATGCATTGTATACAGATCATCGTCGGTCCAGATAGGACGAATGTGCTCAGGGAAGATCTTGTCTGCATCGCTGTCCTGACGGAAATCGCCAAGCATGATAGCCATGGCAAGCTCCTCATTCAGCTGCATACGATCGATGTTATACAGATACTGGACGTAATCGAAATCGGTGATGTCGATGATATCATCCCTGTGGAGCTGAGACTTCACATAGATGGTCTGAGGATCTGTGGTTCTGCGGACCAGCTTGAAGTTGCCGGTAAGCTGCTTCTCTTTACCCTTCTGGTAACCTCTTGCACGAAGATCATCGTGTGCGCTTTCGACGTTTCGGATGTCGACAAAGCGGGTTCTGATCCTGGAGATAGGGCTCTTATGAACTTTATTGAGTACGGTGCTGATCCAGCCCTGATCATTTGTCAGAAGCTCGGGGGCAGCCGGACCGAGATCTTTATACTCAGGGAACAGCCACGTCACGTTGCCGTCCTGCTGGGTGTTCTGAACAAAACCGCTGCTGATCGCGTCATGCATGAGTTCAAGTTTATTATCTGCTGCGAAAGTGGTGATTGCAGTCTGCAGAGTCATACCGGGCTCTTTTGCCATCTGCAGAATTGTTGCCTGATCGGCGTGAGAAAGTGTGTTGCGTGCGTTGGATCCGCTAGACTCAAACACGTTGTGTTTCATTTCATTTTCCTCCTCGGAATCTTTGGGTTTTTTGGTATCTTCAGCCTTATCTCTTTCCTGGAATTCAGCGATAATGCCGCCAACAAGGATGTCAACTGCGTGACGCTGTTCATCGTTCATCGTGTCGAGAACGTCTTTGATAGGTGTTTTATCTTCGCTTTTCTCATCCTTGCTTTCTTTCTTCTCGGGCTCTTCTTCTTTGTCGTCTGATGAATGAGCGATCTCCTCTTCACCCTTGTCGTCTGACGAATGAGTAATCTCCTCTTCGTCTTCGATAAGGGGGTAACCGGTAAAGATCTCTGCTTCCTTGATGATTTCTTCACCATCAGAGGAGTGAGCGATTGATGTGGGCATAATTAAAGCGCCTGGGTTTGCGGGGGAGAGAACTACGCTTACCTCGCGTATTACTCCGTGCACAACCTCGGCGCCTTTATGGACAAGCTCGTTTGCGTTGATCGACAGCGCAACGACATCTCCGTTTTTAATGAGCTCCTTTGTGGTAACTCCTTTTTCTGAATTATTCAGATAGCAATCTGCGATAACACCTTCCGAAGCGTTATGCAGGATCGCGTGACCGATAACATAGTCGGGATCATCGTGGCGATGTTGCCACACCATCGTAACTTTCTGGCCGTCCTGATCTTTGAACGCATCTTTACCGATCGTTCGACCGTCAGAACACCTCAGACCGTTACGAGTCGCCCAACCTCTAAAGTCAGGTTTCCTCATTTTGATTTTTTACCTCCGTGGTCGCAGGTTGAGGTTGTGGATTTGTTGCAGCGCCGTTCCTTGCCTCGGTATCAACCATCTTATCGATGTTAGGGTTAGACAACGCATCTGCACCGACGTCACTAGCAGGCTTAAGACCTAGAAGCTGACGACCTTCGTTAGGCGTCATAATTCGGTTCGGGATAAGCACACCAGATACCTCTGCAATCTGCGATACAGTAACAAGATTAAACGGGTTCGGAAAATACTTGATCGTTTCGCCTCTGGTTCTTGCATTTTTCGTAAGAAACTTTCGCCGCATCTCGTTCGTTACGGCCGAAAGTAGAGGTTCGATTATACGGTTGCGGTAGTTGAGCATTTCACCGTCTTCAGCGGAACCGTCGAGTATCGCTCGAGTTATTCCGAGCTGAGCAAACATGAGATCCGTCAGATATTCGACCTGACTCATCAGATTATTTTCGATAGGTCTGTTCAACTGAGTGATATGTTCAGTGCCGTCCGTATAAGCGATTCCGTATTTAGAATTAACAAGCTGCTCTTCAATAGAGGCTCGTCTATTCTCTGCCTGAGTCTTACGACGTTCTGTGTTGATGATGTGTGGGAATGAAATAATCAGATCGAGTTTTCCAGAACTGTTCTTTTCATCAAATATA